CGTTTTAAGTCCGGTCTCCGCAAAGATGCGAGCGATGGCTTCGATCTTCATGCGCGACAGGTCCATCGCCTGCCCCATCACCGACTGCTGGATATTTTTCAGCGCATCCGGCGACAATCCCTCGCTGTCGGAGTGAACACCGGTGCGGTCGCGTTTCACCTTGTCGAAATACTCCAACATCGGGAACGTCGCGCCAGCGGTGAACGGCACCGTCATCGGGGAGTACGCTTCGCTCACGGGTCTGGCGAACCGCGCCACGCGCCCGATGCGAACATCGAGCAAGTCATCCATCGTATCTTCGCCAATGCCCTGCTCCCAGACGGCGTGTCCGGGGTTGTTCGTGTGATAGAGGTTCGTCAGCACCTGCCGCAGCAGCGTGGTGCTGACCTCCTGCACATCCATCACCTTTTCAGCGATGGAGCGCCCGAAATGCTTGTGGGGCAGCGGCGTCGGACACAGAACGTGGAACGGTTGCCTGTCACAGGTCTCGTTCATCAGCAGCGTGCTGCCGGAGGTCATCACCTGCCGTAGCTCTGCGTAGCCATCGCCATCGTAATCGACCTTGATGTAACCTTCCTTGACGCGCACTTTTTCCTGCGACCAGTCCAGCGGCATCGTCTCGTTCGTCTCTTCGTACTTGTCCTCTCGCGCCCGCTTCTCTGCGGTGTCGTTTTTAGCTTCGCCCCCGGCGCTGAGGCTCTTAACCAGCTTCATGCTGAAGCCCATCTCCAGCAATTCGCAGCGCGTAATATCGCGCTCCTGTCCGACCAGACGCGCACTGCAAGGATCAACGTCACGCGAGTCGTTGGAGATGCGGTATTCATCCACCGGCACGTTGTACACGCACACTCTGCCGCTATAGGCGCGGCGATTGAACGTCGCGGTGTGATATTTCACTTTCACCGGCATCGGCACGATTGCCACGCCCATCGGCCCCGGCGCTCCCGGTGGCGGTCCCATCGGGTTCCCAGCCGGTCCCGGCGGCATCATCGGCATCGGTCCCGGTCCGGCCTGCCCGTTCATCGTCGGCATGATTGGCGCGGGTCCGGTCGGCACCGGCGTCGGCACCATGTGGGTGCGAGTCTCCTCCTCATGCTCGACAAGCTCAAGCTCTTCGTCTGCCTTCAGCACCTTGAACGTCTCATCATCGAGGTCGTGATAGCGCTCCTGCGTCACGCTCTCGTAATCCTCCCACACCGCTTTCACGACGCCGTTCTTTTGGATCAGCGCGTCCATGAACCATGTGTACAGAATCACAAATGCCGCGTTCTGCTTAAAGAACACGTAATTTACGTAATCGCTCTCCTGCGCCGCCGCCTTAACGTCCTCTTTGCTGGTAGCATCGAAGCTGACCAGATTGTCCGCTGTCGTGAATAGCCGCAGCAGGTTTGGCATGATGCTGTCCACCACCTCGGACACATCAGCGGTGACGACCTTGCTCTGCCCCTCCTCCTCGTTGCCTAGCGGTTTCGACAGATAATAATTCCACGCCTTGGCGCGATCATCGCCAATCTGTCCACCGGGCTGTCCAAGGCTGTTCTCAAATCCAGAATTGACGGTGGACACAAGGTCCTCCTCCGTCATTCGCTTGGGAGCTAGCATCATATCATTGCGACCTTCGCATAATTCTGTTTGCTCTTGCGGATGCTCGATTGCGCCCGCGACCAGTCGATCATCTCGATTGCGTGTCGCGTTGCGCTCATCAGCGGATGCGACGCAACGGGGACCTTCGCATCGCTGCGATAGAACGATTTGTACTCATCCAGCCACTCTGCAAGCCGTCTCTCGACGCGGAATCGACCGCTTTTCATTCTGGCGGCGATTTCACTCGAAATCACCTCCGCTTCCGCCGTTTTGTCCTTGCAGGCGTCTGGAATCATGTTGCAGCCGCGCTGGATCAGCTTTTCGGCTAGCTCTTTGGAATTATGCGCGATGGGGATGAATCTGCCGCGAGCGTTGAGCCCTTCGGCAACGATAATCGGGTTTTTGTCCTCGCCGCGATACAACGCGCACTCGTACACATGCACAGTGTCGCTGTCGGGATCGCGTGCCATCCAAATCGCGGCTACGTCGCCGCTTTCTTGCCGGTGCAGTCCGGCGATGCGTTTCCAGTGCGCTTTGATCATCTCAGCGGTTGAAAACCCAATTGAGCCAGTCGTGAGCGGACCCAGCCGGGATTGTCTGCGTGTTCCACTGGTCCCCCGGCGTTCCGTAGTGCTTTTGCATAAGCTGCGCGATCAAATTCGACCCCGGCGCTGTTCCGCCCTGTCCGCCGTTCGACAAATAGCTCCCCATGTTGCCACCGGCGCTCGCCAGCACCTGCCCCATCGTCTGCGGCTGCTGCACTGCCGCCGCAGCAGGCGGAGGTCCCATCGGGATCGCGCCCAGCCCGCCCAGCCCGCCGCCCATCAGCATCGGAGCCTGATTTGCGCGTGCCGCTTGGATTGGGTCCGGCATTACGCCGTAGTAAGGGGTTGTCATTCTAGGCTCTCCAAAATCCGCTCAACGGGGACCCTGTACACCTGCTCTTCGTGCAGCGTGGTCTCCGCGACCGCGCAAGCCATTGCCAAAGCTACCATACCGTCAATCCGTCCGCGAGATTTCTTCTTATCGAGCTTTTTTGAGCCAGCTTCGTCAATTTTGACGACCGCATTGGCAGCGCACATCGACAAAACCGGATGCCCGCCGTGTTTCAGCTTGCCGTTGCCCAGCAGCGCCTCCAAAGTCCGCACTGCCGGTCCCATCGAGCCGAATCCCTGCCCAAAATCGACAAAAATGCTGTCGATCAGCGACTCAGGGATCGCAGCTTGCAGCAGCCACGGCCTCAAGTGCTTCATGTTCCAGCGGTCGAACGCGATTTTGCGAATATCGCGCGTTGCGATCTGATCAGCGATGTATTTTGCGACGAATTCGTACTCGACGCTGTTCCCCGGCGTCGTTTTTAGGAAGCCTTGCTGCTTCCACAGGTCGTAAGGCACCCGATCATGCCGCGAGCGCTCCGCGAGACCGTCATCGGGGAGCCAGAACGTGGGCTCAACGTCAAATTTGCCGCGATTGGGCGAGACCAGCACGAACGCAGTGAGGTCGGTCGTCGTTGACAGGTCCAAGCCTCCCCAAATCGCCGCTAGCTCACCGGACTCGGCGTTGTTCCGGTCCCAGATGAGCGGCGTGACGAACGGCGCGGTGGCATCGACGCGCTGATTGAGGATGTAATTGCGATATTCGGCCTCGCGTGCAGGCATGCGTCTGGCATCTTCTGCCATCGCCCGCACCTCTTCGGGGTTGAGAAAATCTCCGTACGCGGGATTTGCCGCCTTGATCGCTTTCTCGCTGAACGGATCAGCCTTCGGATCAGCGGTGTACAAGCTCACCACAGTACGCGGGTCGCTGTCGGTGAGCGCGTCGTCAATCAGGATGCTCAGCAAGTCGCCATCGTTTGGGCTCTGCGTGGAGATGATGATTGACAGCGGCTCCTCTTGTGCGCCGGTCGCCGTCTCCAGCGCTTCGTACAGCGACTGCCGGGGACCTCGCGCCTGCCCAAGCTCATCGTGAACGATGAACACCGGCGACAGCCCAAGGTTCGTGGACGCATCTGCGCTCAGCGCCATGTAGCGCGATCCGCCTTCAGGCCAGAGTAGCTGCTTCACCGTCTCGCGGATGACGATGACCGACAGTAGGTCCTCGTTGAGCCGGACCATCTTCGTTGCGAGATTGAACAGCAGTGATGCCTGATCGCGCGATTGCGCTGCGGAGTATAGCTGCGAATTCGGCAGCGCCTCCGGCCCACACAGATGCGCCAACAACAGACACGCTGCCAGTGTCGTTTTGCCGTTCTTACGGCCAAACGACAGAATCGCGCGACGGGTTCCGTACACGTTGCCGTAGATGCGGTGAATTTCCTTCCGCTGCCACGGTCGGAGCTTTACTGGCTTGCCTACGTCCTTGCCTTCGGGGATGCGGCACCGGTTCTCGATCCACTCGATGATCTTCTCGGCGCGTGCCTTCCCCTTGGCAACGGTCTGACGTTTACGGCTCCCAGATTGGCTTCGCGCTCGCTTTGGCGGTGGGCTTGCCTTGCTTCGTTTCATCTATTGCCGACTGGGATAGCCTCATCTTCGTTGCCAGCGTACACAGCGCCATCGTCTCGCGGCCCTGCATCTTCAGCAGCGCGTCGTACTGGTGGGCGCTGCCCTCAGGGTTTGCTTCGTGAGCCGTGATCATCTTGGCGATCCGCGTGGCTCTGACCGTGTGTCGGCAGTACTGGGTCAGCAGCGGCAGGTTCTGCACAGAGAACCAATCGCGGGGCATGCGCCCCATGATATCCTGCCAAATATCTGCCTCTTCGCTTGTGAGTGTGTCCGGCGGAGGATGCCCGCCTGCGGTGGGGAATTTGATAACGTCTGCTGCTGCTTTCGACTTGCGGCCATGTTGTCTCATGGAGCCCTCTCTGCTGGTTTGTCTGCCACGCGAGAAAGGTGTAGCCTAATTAACCGGACAGCGAAAGCCTGCGCTGAATCCGCGACTTGGGAGCCCCGGCATTCGCGCCGGGGTTTTTTTACGCGTGGACGCTCAGCAGCAGGATCAGCGCGATAGCCCAGAGCGCGAACACGACCGGCCCCGGCTGCAACGGTGGTGATGGATAGTAGGCACTGATCAGACTGAGAACCAGCAGTACGATGACGACGACAAGTGCGATCATTTCGTGGCTCCTTCCGGCTGCTCCCCGTACTTGTAACGCAGAAACACGTTCAGCAGTGCAATCAGAACGCCCATCAGGGACGCCTGCGCTGCCGACATGAATTGCGAATAGTCAACGCCTCCCACAATGTCCATCACATCATCCCACACGAACGGCATCGCAGCAGCGACGTTCGCCATCAGCGCTGCGGTTCGCAGCGGGAATTTTTGCACGATCCAGTAAACGACCGCGATGGTGATGACGAGGACAAGGTAAAACATTTAGCCATCCTCGTTCCCAGACCATAACACTGCGTTCACCGCGATAATGATGATGGCGATTGCCGATCCGCTCTGTGCCAGCAGCAGCGACGGCTCGCCGGAGGACAGCAGCCTGATGGTGAAGGCGATGAGGAAAAATCCGTTGGCTGTGTACAGCCGGTACTTTTTCGGTGTCATGGCGATGAGAGCGACAAACAGCGCGAGCCACAGCCACGCGTAGATGCCAAAGCAATTTCCCATCGAGCCCCCCCGCCGCTACGTCTGCGCCGCCGTCGCCTTTTGCAGAGCATGATAGAATTTCTTGGCGATATCCGCAATCTCCTGCGCCTTGTCGGTCCCGTTGACGATGCGTCTCGCGTTGTACCAGTCGGTCGTCGTCAGGGTGAAATAGTCCGCGAGCTTTTTGCCGGTGAAGCTGCCGCGCGTCATCCCCTCGAATTGAATTTGATTGGCAACATCTTGGTGCATCGCCATGTCCGGCGCGGAGAACAGGTCGATGCCAAGGATCGCGCCCATCTTCTGATAATTATAATCCCACGTAAGCTGGACGTTCCCGCGTCCGTAATACACCTCGCCCGATGTGGCGTTCTCATGCCCGTAGCTGCGCCCGCTCACGACCTTGCGAGCGTCCTTGTCGTACTGCTTGAACCCTTCGCGGACCGGCAGCATCCGCTTGCCGACCTCATGGTAGGTCGTGCCAAGGATGTATGCGAGCCAACGGAGGTCCATCAGGCCGTAGCTCTCCCACACATCGAGCGTGCTGTTCTGTCCGTCCACCTGACCTTGCGTCAGCGCTCCGCCGAACAGCGAGTCTCGCACCGTGTCGAAATAGACCTTGCGATCAATTTCCTTGCGCTCGGCTTCCACGCTACACCTCCGGCTCTGGTTCCGGTGCAGGCGGCTCAGGATCAGGCGGCACTGGTAGCTCCGACAATTCGACCGGCACCGGCGGCAGAGCCGTGTCGCTCGCGGCGTTCAGAGCCCGGTAAATATCCTTCGCGTCCGCAGCGACCGACTCGGCATCGCCAAGGTCGGGGTCCACGATGGCGCGGGCCGGGAGCCATGCACCGAATTCAGGCGTGAAATACTCCGACAGCCGCCTGCCGGTGTACCAGCCCTCAATCATTCCGGTGATCAGGTTGTCGCATCCGGTTTCGATATCCGGCGTGTCGCAGCGTCCATGATCATCGAGCGCCGTCGCCATGATGTAGGCAAGCCATCGAGCGTCAAATGGCCTGTTCGCCTCCCATTCGTCAAAGATGGTATTGGCGATTTCACGGTGCAGCGGGTCCATGCTGTCGCCTTCAGTAAGCTCACCGAAAAACACATCCCTGTTGAACATCGTCGCCTCCCGAAATTGTCACGGCGTGACATTACGCTCGTTCTGCGACGTTTCAAACGGCAAAAAGGTCAGTATTAGTGACGTTTCCTGAATCCCGGCTTTAGCAGAGCGGAGG